CGCTGAGGATTTTGTCCGTGCCGAACTCATGCTGCCACAGCGGGTATTTGCCGTTCGCGTTGGTCTCGAGTCCGGCCATGATCGGATAGGGAAATACCTGCGTGTAGAAACCGGCGGTACGGTCGAGCGTCCCGTCGAACCAGATGCCGCCTTCGCGCAGGCAGACCGCGATGTAGTGAGAGCACTCGATGTTCGATCCCCGCGGATAGAACCACCAGATTTCACCGTAGGCCGGCACCGCCACGCCGAATACCTTCTGCCGGTAGGCGTAGTTCAGTCCGTCGAAGAAGTAGTTGCGATTGAAGTTGTTCTCCAACTCCTGCACACGGCCGTTGTAGAGCATCCACCGATCGGTGCCGGGCCAGAAGAAGATGCCGTCGTACTCGACGATGGCGTTTTGCGAAAGCACGGAAATCTTGCCGCTGATCTGGTCGAAGTCCCAAACCGAAGAGCCGCCGACGAAGCCGGCCCGCACCAGGGTGTCGAGGGACCAGAACAAACCGCCGGGCGTTCCGCCGCCACGGGTCGCGGTGCCGTAGACCACCTTCTGTCCGGTCACCTGCACGTTGCCCGTGCCGGTATTGGTGAAGTCCTTCGGTTTGCGCGCTACCGACCATTTGACGGTGCCGGCATTGCCGTAGAGGAAGGCGTAGGGCGGAATGACGCAGACGCCGCCAGATGCCACGGCATTAGCGTCGCCGGTCGAGGTCAATGCGCCCGTCTCGGTCAAGATCCCGGTATAGAGCGGTTTTTCCGTCTCCTGGTCGATCGACATATTGGGCGCCGAATGGGCCAGCAACAGGTTCTTCGACGACACGGAATCGAACATGATCGCCGACGACCATAGATTGTCGGTCGAAGGCGTATAGCCTGACGGAGTGCGGTCATCGGGCGAGGACGCGCCGCCGTTGTTGTCGACGGTCAATCTTTCCACGCCCGAAGGATGGAAGCTGTGGATATAGTTCAAGGCGTTCTGCGCCGTCACCTGCAACAGCCGCACTGGCCCGCTCAGGTCCCGGTTCAGGCTGCGGTAGCCGCCGATCTTGCGCGGCCGGCCGCGCTGGAACCGGAACCACTGGCACTGCGTCCAGAAATCGCCGTCGATCACGGTGCCGTCGCGCCGCACGCCAGGCTTGATGCGAAGCGGGAACGTTGTGGTGTTCTCGGTCACGTCAGCACCGCTTGATGGGAATCTGATATGGGGAGAACTTCGACATCACGGCTGGAACTCCGTGACGGTTAGCCACGTTTTTGATGCTCCGCCAAATAGGCGGGAGGACGTATCGCCGTTAACGAATATGCTGTAGGTGCCCACCGATACACCGACCCTGATCTTGAATGTGGTCGGCGATGCGGAGGCCGCCTGCAATACGTGTTTAATCGGCACCAGGGTTGTGGCGTTGAGAGTGCTGGATCGTGCCGTGCCGGACCAGATCGCAGCCGCCGTAGAATCTTGGAACAGTGACACGGCCATATCGGACGAGCCGTTGAAATTCGACGACAGCATAATGACGCCGTCGATAACAAGCGTATTGCCCGATTTGTTTGGCGTGATGGTAACGGTGATAACCTCCGTTCCCTCGGTGTTTTGCGGAACGGTATCGTCAATCGGAATGACCGTGTTGATGGCGCCGGAATACGTCGCATAGCTTGCGCTCTGTACCTGAATCGCCCCCAGGGCGACATTCGCCCTTGTGGATACTTTCGGCGCATTGCTCTCTGCGCTGTCGTAAATCAGGATATTGTCTGCATTGACTGGCGTAGCCTTCGCGGTCATGGCGGTAAATCTCGACACGCTCTGAAGCCATGCCCCCGCCTCGTACCATTCCCGTTGATCCAAGGTCGTGTTGTATCGCGTCATGCCGGTGGCGGGCGATCCATTACGCTGGGCCGTGGTGCCCTTCGGCAGAGTGATGCTGTCGGCGCCGGAGAAAATTGTGTTGGTCAAGGCGATGGCTATCGCCGAGTCGGTCTGCGCTTTGGTGTAGTAGTTCGCCGGATTGGTTAGAAGATACTGCGTGCCGTCCCACACAAACTCCGCAACCATGTTTGCAATGAGCTCGCCGCCGGCCAGGGCCAGGATTCCCGCAGTCGCGGTCACCCGCTTGACGTTCACCGTCCCGACGCCATCGTTGATGGTGGTCGCTCCGGTATTGTCCGCCGCAATCTTGGCGCGGATATTCATGCCGATCGATCGCGCCGTCAAAACCGGCGAGAACGCCACGGTAATCGCGTTTGCCGACCCGGAATCCACAGCATAGCTCGCGGTCGCGGTCCTGGTCTGTCCCAGGCTCGCGAACTGGTCGACGGCGGTCGCATCGCCGACGCCGGTGAATTTTGCGCCGCCCATCGGCAAATTGGCCTGCGGCGTTTTCCACGGCGTCGCGTCGACCACGTTCGTGCCGTCGCACTCGATGATCCAGCGCTCGCCCTGCGGAATGATCACGCCCGTGCCCACCAGCGTCTTGAACGTGATGTCGAAGGCGCCGGTCGTGTTATTGAAAACCAGCCAGAAACCTGGCGTCGTCGGATAGACGATGTCGATGTCGGCGGTGATCGTGCCGGTGAATTCCTGGAGCAAGTTCGATGTGTCCGTCGACGTGAGCGTGACGTCGGAGCTTCCGGCCACGCTTCTGGATAGGCGTTCGATCGGGAACGTCGCCGCTTGTCCCTGGCCGACGGTGAAGAATTTGCCGCCGCCGCCGATCACGAAACACGATTCCGTCGGATCTAGGGTTTCCGTGGTGTCGCCATCCATGTCGTCGGCAGCGATGACCAACGCGCCCGTGCCGGCGTTGCGCACCAGGCAGAAGAACCCCTTGGGCAACGTGTTGGGGAAGCTGAATGTCCCGGCGCCGCCGGTCCAGACCAGCGTCTTGGCGCGGTCGCTCGTCGCGACCGTCCTGTCGTCGTCGGTTTCTATGGTCTCGAAATCGACGTTCAACAGGCCCGTCAGGACGATGAGCCCGAGTCCGGCCAGCAGCGAGGCGTCGGCGGACGAAGTGCCGGTGCCGAAAGTGAAGGCGCCCCAGGTGCCGTTCTCGGTGCTGTTGCTTTTCAAATAGACGAACTTGTACGCCCCTGCGGCAACCGTCGCGATGGTGTTGCCGCCCTTGTCCGTGAGCGTGAAGCTGTCGGACCCGACATTGGCGACGACGCTGATCGGCCCGATCGAGTGCTGGTTCGCCGCCGGCATCGCCAGGGCAAACCCGGCGCCCGTGGGATTCACCAGCATAAGGGCGTTGACGACGTCCGGCGTCGTGGCTTGCGGGGCCCATTCGAGCTGGGTGTTCTCGTCGAGATCGAATTGCCGCAACGAATCGACGTTCGGGTTGACCGTGTCGCCGCCGAATACCGTCGTCCAATTGTCAGTCATCAACGGCTCTCCACTGTCTCGGCGCGATCGGCGGGCTTGCTAAAGTCCTCGCGCATCATCGCGGCTGCCGCGTCGGAATACATTTTTTTCCAGGTTTCTATGCGTGGGTCGTTCTTGAGGAACGGCTGCGACTCGAGAAGGGCGCGATAGAGAAGCACCTGCGGCGCGTACTGCGTCAGCCAATTCGTCTGATTGGCGTCGTCGAGCGGTTGGATCTCCTCGTAGTATCCGGTCGCCAGCTTCAGAGCCACGATGAAAGCCGGCATGACGAGCCAGTGAAACGGTCCGTAGTCGCTGTAGAACACCGGGTAACCCCGATCGGCCGAAGCCACGCTCGGATACACCGTCTCGATGTATTCCTTCCGGCGCGACAAGATCGGATAGCGCCGGTCGTAATCAGGCGCGAGGAGATAGGCCATGGAAATCGTCTTGCGCCAGCGCACCGGCTTCTGCACCGTGAAGGTGCCGGCGTTCAGCGGCGCGGACGAAACGATCCATTGCTCGAAACCGTCCGGCTTCAATTCGGCCGCGATGTTCTTTTCGGCCAGGGCGACGAGCCGCGGAAGCTGCTCGATAACCGCCGTGTCGCCCGGCTCGCCGCGCTCGAGATAGCGCTTCATGTCGTCGATCAGACTCGTGTATGTCATTACCGCGGCCACGGCGTCAGTCCTTTTCCCGGCGGATCGGATCGATCAATTCTTCGGCCTTCTTGGCGGCCTCTATGCAATAGTCGCTCGGCTTGCCCAGCGCGATCTCGCGCTGCATGCGCTGGGTCATCGGATAGAGCTTTTCGATCTCCTCGATCCGCTGCATCCTGGTTTTCTTCACGACGATCGGCTTGGCGATTACCCGGTCGAGACCGGCGTCGTAGGCGTCCTCATACCCGTTGACGTAGCAATCGACCGGAAGCTCGTAAT